AACCCTGCAATTTTTGGCAATACTCAGGTCGATGCCCATCTTAACGTAAGTGGTGCTTCTTCTGGGCAAATATTAAGTTGGAATGGTAGTGATTACGCATGGACAGCAGATGCTAGTGGACTAAATGTTGTTAGCTCTCATTCTCAAACATTAAGTTCTAATACTACGGTTGCAGCAACAGATAATGCAATGTCAGTTGGGCCAGTAAGCATCGCTAGTGGTGTAACTTTAACAATTAGCAGTGGGGCGCGATACGCGGTAATATAATGACAGAAATAAAAGTTGATGCAGTCGTAGATTTAGCAGGTACTGGCAAGCCTAATTTCACAACTGGCGTAACAATGAATGGCGCTGCACTTTCTACGCTTAATCTTGGTGAGTATACTGCAAGTAGTAGTGAACCAAGTTCTCCAGAAAACGGATCAATCTGGTGGGATACAGCAAACGAGAAGATATTTTTATATATTGCTGGGGAGTGGAAAGAGACGATAGGAGTAGCTCCGATAATTGCTTGGGGTGGCTCCAGGGGTGTTTTTGCTCTCGGTCACACTGGAAGTGCTTTTACGACACAGATAGATTTTTTTGATATAACAACATCTGGCAATGCCGCAGATTTTGGCGATCTTACGCAAAGTAGAAACCCTAATCCTGTTGGTAATTCTGCAAGGTGCTGTTTTGGTGGTGGTGTTGCTCCTCCTAATCGGGTTAATACGATTGATTATATAACCACCTCAACAACAGGTAACGCGACAGATTTTGGAGATTTGTCAGTAGGTAAAAATCAAATGTCAAGTTCCTCAAATGGTACAAGAGGTCTTTTTATTGGAGGTTATGATCAAGGCGGTTCTCCAACATATAATTATAACGTAATAGAATATATCACTATAGACACGACAGGCAACGTCACAGACTTTGGAGATACAACCACACCAAGCAGCGATGCTTGCGGTCTTAGCAATGACACATATGGTCTTAATTGTGGGGGATATGGTCGTATAAGTGGCACAAATACTTACAAGGAAAATATTGATAAAGTTACTATCGCCACAACAGGAAATGCGACAAATTTTGGAAATTTAACAGCTAACAAAACTGTTTATAATGGTGTGTCTGATAAGACTAGAGGTGTGATTGGTGGTGGCTATGATCCTGATTTATCAAGTGGAAGCAGAACAAACGTAATGGAATACGTGACTATAGCTACAGACGGAAATGGAACAGACTTTGGCGATCTAACGGTTTCGAGGTCTTGCTCTGGATCAAGCCATGTAACTTATGGGTGTTTTTCTGGTGGTGGTCTTGATAGTGGAACTTCAAACACGATAGATAGAATTACAATTCAAACTACTGGTAATGCAACGGATCATGGCGATCTTACAAGCACTACTCAAAATTTTGGCGCTTGGTCAGGTAACGCTTCTTAGGAGAAAAATATGTCAGAGTTTGACACAAGGAAAATAACAGATCGTGCAGGTACAGGCGCTCCAAGCTTTACCTACGGCTTAAACATTGCAGGTTCTGACAGCGGCTTAATTGGTAAAGCTTATACAGCGTCAGGCACAGAACCATCTTCCCCTGCAAATGGTGACACTTGGTACGATAGTACAAACGATAAATATTATCTTTATGTTAATGGTGAGTTTAAGCAGATTACTCATTCAAATGCAGTGCCTCCGTATTATGGAGCAAGGGCTTTTTCTTATGGAGGTGCTAATGGATCAGGTGATACTCAAATAGAATATTTTGCTGTCAACATTAGTGCAACTGCTCAAGATTTTGGTGATTTAACAGTTGCAAGAGGTCAAGTCGCAGGTGCTTCTAATGGAACTCGCGTAGTAATGGCAGGTGGATATAATTATGGCGGTGGTGCTAGAGAAAATACAATGGATTATATCACTTGTGCCACGACAGGCAACGCAACTGATTTTGGAAACCTTACGGCAGTGACTAGTGGTCTTGGTGGGTCTGGTATTGGTGATGGAACTTATGGTTTTGTCTTAGGCGGTTATCAAAGCGCAAGAACTAATCAAATACAGAGATGGACAATGGCTACCACTGGTGATGCCGCCGATTTTGGCGACTTAACTAGATCAGAAACTTATGTTTCTGCGGCAGGTGATGGAACTAACGCATTAGGCGTAGGCGGTAATAGTTCTGGTAGCCCTTCACGAACTAACACAATAGATAAGTTTGCAATGGCATCGGCAGGAAACGCTTCTGACTTTGGTGATCTCACAGTTGGGCGAATGGGTATTGGTTGTGCATATGATGCGACAAGAGCAGTATTTGTAGGTGGCAATTCAAATAGTGCTGATGTTAATACTATGGATTATGTCACAATGTCATCGGCAGGTAATGCAACTGATTTTGGTGATCTAAGTGCAATAATGAATTATGTAAATGCCGCATCAGATGGGACAAGGGCTGCGCTTTATGCAGGTACTGGTCTTGGTGTAAACGTTCACACGATAACTATTCAAACCACGGGCAATGCTACAGACACAGGATATGATATTATAACAAATCATCAAAACGGTGGTCAGGGCGTATCAGGCAATGCTTCTTAGGAGAAAACTATGAGCACAATAAAAGTAAATACGATTGATAATAACGGCTCTAATGTAGACTTTCCTAACAAGCTGACGGTTAGAGGAAACGCCATTGAGCAAGCTTACACTGCAAGCGGCACAGAACCCTCCTCTCCAAGCGCAGGGGATATATGGTGGGATAGTACTAATGAAGTGGTTTACCAATACATAAATAGTGAGTTTAAAACTATTTCTTTAGCACCTCCTATGAATTGGGGGGGTGATCGTGCAGTTACAACTACAGATAGTAGTGGTTATAAATATTACACAATACCAACGCCAAGTGCGGCTTCAACTTTTGGTGATTACTCAACATCACATAACCACGATAGAGGGGCTGCTTGTTCAAGTAAAACTAGAGGGCTTTTTGCAGGTGGTTCAGCAGCAGGCACTCTCACAAATATCATTGAATACATAACAATTGCCAGTGTAGGAAATGGAACAGACTTTGGGGATTTAGTAGGAACATTTTATTATGTGGCAGGAGCGTCTAATGGCACACGCGCATTGTTTGGTGGTGGCTATAAAAATGGTGCAAGTTCAAGTCATGAGAGCAATGACATTCAGTACGTCACGATTGATACGGCAGGGAACGCTGCCGATTTCGGTGATCTAACTGCTACATTAATTGGGGTTGCTGCATCTTCCGACGCTACTTATGTTTTATTTTTTGGTGGTCGTAATTCGGTTAGAAATAACATTGATTATGTAACGGCAGCAACAGCAGCTAATGCAACAGACTTCGGCGATATGACATATTCAGCATCAGAACATGGCGCAGTATCAGACGCCACCAGATCAATCCATGTTGGCGGTTATACTGGTTCGGCAGTAACTAATGCAATGGGGTACGTTACAACTGCTACTCAAGGGAACGCTACTGACTTTGGCGATCTGACGGTTGCTAGATACGGAATGGGTACAGCAAATAATAAAACTGTAGCGGTATTCTTTGCAGGTCCAAATGCAAGTTATGCAGCTACTAATACAATTGATCAATGCGTAATTCAGACAGCAGGCAATTGTACTGATTTTGGAGATATGCCTGCTACGCAAGAGGAGTCAATCTCTTGTGCAGGTAACGCATCATAAATTCATAAAACAGAGGAACCCGAAATATGTCTAATATAGTAACTAAACCGATTACATTTTCATTACCAATAGAGGCTAGTGAAAATATAAATCAAGTGGCTGCAGCTAGAGTTGCAGAGAAACTTCCTGAGATAGATAAAGCTACCCGAGCTTTTGATAGGAATAACTCTCAGACCACTCTAAACATGATGACTATTACTATGCTAAATGGTCACTCACCCTACCGCATGTTAAGACAAATAACTGCTGAAGTTGAGAAGCGTAAGATGGCTCTTAGCGAAGCTCAAGTTAGTCACGCTAAAACTCGGATGGAGATACTTGAGCTAGAAGAGAAAGATGATGCGGTCAGTGAAGCAGAGCTTAGACACAAACGTCACTGTCTTGTACAGATGGAAAACAAGATAAACGGCTCAATAAAAGATATAGCTACTCTGATTGACAGCTACGATAACATTAAATCAAACTATAAGCTTGATGAGTGGGACGAGGTAGCTTTTGAGCGAGAAGAGAAACGTCACCATGTTCGTCGAGGCTTTGAGCTTATGTATCGTAACCTAATGGACGGTGGTAGAGCTTCAACAGCTACAATCGAATATATGCAGCAGTATGGAGTTCATCCTCAATTAGCACTTACAGAGGTCAGCGGTTATATAAAAGTTACTGCCGATAGAATTGCTAAACTTGAGATGCTTCATAGTAATGACCTAGAAGAGTTTCTAGATCAAATGGCAGATAAATACTATCAGAACGCAGATATTACCGCACAAAGAATATTTGGTAAGGCCGACTTTCTTAATACTGATTATATGTTACAACTGGAAAAGTCTAAGGAATCGAAAGAATGATTATAGAATATAAAATGCACATGACTGCAGGCGGTATGAGAACACCTGAGTGGGTAGAAGACGGTGGTTATTTCTCTGATGAAGCTACAAATACTAAAGTAGGTTGGTCACCAGAGGAAGCTGATCGGGAGTATTATGTTCCTGATACAGTTACTACTATGACTGAGGCAGAGTTAAAGACAAAGCTTCTGGCAATGCACGCAACTACCAAGTTCCAAAAATCCGATGGTGATGGAACTATGTCTGATATGACAAATGCAGAAGTCAATACTATGGCGGCTGATTGGGTTGCAGCTAGGTCATAATTAAATGTTTGGATTTGCGCCAGTTGCCTCGGTTGCAATTGCTGATGATGTCTCTGCACAGAGTAGCTTCAGCCTTACAGCCGCAAATATTGTAACAGGTAATCCACTTGTTGCAAATGCTACGGCAACGCAAGTCCACTCTCTAACAGCTAGCTCAGTTGCTCTCGGAACACCTGTTGTTCCCTCTGCTACTGCCACACAGAACCACAGCTTAACCGCTACAGCAATTACAACAGGAGCACCTGTTGTCAGCTCTGCTACAGCCACCTTGGTTCACGTACTTACAGCTACTGCAATAGTTACAGGCTCACCTCAAGTAGCATCTACGTCTACTACCCAAGTACAAGCTCTAGTCTGTAACAACACTGCCGCAGGACCACCTTCAGTTGCTTCTGCTGCGCTTACCCAGGATCACGATTTAACCGCTAACGCAGTTACTTCTGGTGCGCCATCCATAACAAGCGCAAACATGGCAGAGGATGAGACCTTCGCAGCAACGTCGGTCTCAACTGGCGCCCCTCTAGTTTCGGGTATAACTGTTACCCAAGCTCACGGCTTAACAGCCACATCTATTTCCACTGGTGCACCTAGTTTAGGTAGCCCAGAAATAACTGAGGGATTACATGAATTAGTTGCTAGTTCAATAGCAACAGGTTCCCCTGCAGTAAGTTCTGCAACAGCAACCATAAATTATGGTTTAACAACTGGCGCTATTTCCACTGGTGCACCCCAATGTGGTTCAGCTACTTTTGTTCAGCAGCACACCTTAACAACTAGCCCTGTAACACTCGGTCAACCAGTTACAGGCCAACCTGCACTAGATCAAAATCACGACCTTACAGCCACCGCTATTACCACTGGAAATCCAGTTGTTAATAACTGTAACATGGCTGAACATGAGACCTTCACCATATCAGACTTTTCTGCAGGTGAACCTCAAGTAAGTAACATAGCTTTAAACCAAGAGCATTTACTAGGCGCTTACTTACTAATAGAAGAAGTATTTGTAGGCTCTCCTACTCTTAAAGAAATATATAGTTTAGTTCCTAATAGTATATCTACAGGAACTCCAAGTGTAGCAAATGCTACATCTACTATTGACTTTGTACTTACAGCTACAGCTATTTCCACCGGTGCTCCTAGTGTTGTAAGTGTTAACCTTACTGGTAACCACAGCTTAACTGCAACTTCAGTAGTTACTGGTTCTCCAAGTATAGCTACGATAGCTAACCCGTCAATAACGCATGTTTTAGCTCCTAGCTCTATTTCCACTGGTGCACCTTCTGTAGGAACTCCTGTTGCAAGCACTAACAGGTACTCCCCACAAAGTGTAGTTACAGGCGCTCCTGTTGTACCTGCAGTTGGAATGACAACTCAACAAGACCTAGGATCAGCTAGCGGAGTTGTTGGAGGAACACCTAGTCTAGGTTCTCCACTGTTAATATCAGGAAGCTTAGTAAGGTTCGGACAAAAGACAAGTGTAATACTAACTACCAACGGTATTACAACTACAACCCTAACTACTAACGGTGTAACAAAGGTAGCATAATGGCAGACTTCACGCTAAAACAAAACGACCTAGCTCCTGCTCTTATAGGAACGCTTAAGTCTGCAGGAGGGGCCAATAAGAACTTAACAGGTGCAACTGTTGTATTTAAAATGGGAACTTCTACAGGAACCCTAAAGGTCAATCAAACAATAACACCTTTCGACCTAGCAGGCGGTGTTTGTAGATATCAATGGCAAACTGGTGATACAGCTACCGCAGGAACTTTCTTTGCAGAGTTTGAGGTTACAAACGCTGATGGAACAAAAGAAACCTTCCCAAACGAGAAACCAATAACAGTAACTATTAAAGCGGATAAGTTATAATGGCTAAAGGTCTAGCGGCAAAAGTTAAAGCTCACAACTCTAGGTCAAAGCGTAAAGTAACTACGTCCATGTTGCAAACGGTATACAACAGAGGTGTTGGTGCTTATCGAACTAACCCTGGTTCTGTAAGACCTAACGTAAGCTCAAAAGAACAATGGGCAATGGCTAGGGTAAACAGTTTCCTACGTATCGTTACTGGAAGTAAATCTCCTAAGCACGATAAAGACCTATTACCTGCAGGTCACCCTTCTAGCACACGTAAGAATGAAGATGCAGTATATGTAGACAAAGCTGACAAACCACTAAACAAACCATTCCGACTTCCTTCGGGTGCTAGTAAGAAGTTTGGAGTATATGTAAAAGACGGAGACCGTACTGTTAAGGTTACCTTTGGTGATCCTAATATGGAAATCCGTAGAGATGACCCAAAGGCAAGGGCTAACTTTCGTAGTAGACATTCTTGCGACACAGCAAGTGACAAGACATCTGCTCGTTATTGGTCATGCCGTATGTGGGAGAAAGGCACTTCTGTGACAGAAGCAACTAAAATGAATATCGAAGGTCAAATCCTAAAAGCTGACGAAGAACAAAGAATCGTCTATGGATGGGCTTCAGTCATTACTGAGAAAGGTGAACGAGTAGTTGACCGTCAGGGTGACACAATCGAAGCTGATACACTTGTGAGAGCTGTAAATGATTTTATGGAACACATACGTATCGGTAAAACAATGCACACAGGCGAAATGACAGGGCGTGTTATACACTCTCTGCCTATAACCAAAGAAATTGGTGATAGCCTTGGCATACAGAGTGACCGAGAAGGGTGGATCGTTGCTTATAAAGTTTACGACGATGAAGTCTGGAAACGTGTCAAATCTGGTGAACTTGCGGCCTTCAGCATTGGCGGTCGTGCAATTAAGGAGAAGATCTAATGAACCTTCTTAAACAATTAGAGCTTGACGAACTGTCTCTGGTGGATCGCCCTGCTAATGCGCAAGCCAAGGTTGCTCTATTCAAACGAGATTCCAATGAGGATGATATGGAAAAAGCATACAAAATGAACGATGCCGAAATGACGGAAATGGACAAAATGTCTGATGACCTGAAGGCAAAACTTCGAGGCCACATGAAAAAAGGTTATACCTTTAATGAAGCTAAGAAGATGGTAAACGACGACAAGAAAATGAAGAAGTCCGAGGACGAACTTTTAGAGATAGATGAAACTGATGTCTTACAGGCAGAAGTCGATACTCTTAAAGTCGACAACGAAAGACTTCGTAAGTCGCTTACTGATAATGGTTTTATCGTCAAGTCAGATGAAATCACAAAGAAAGAGGAAGTAGAGACAATAGATGTTAACGGTGTATCTGTAGTTAAATCAGACATACCTGAGCCAGTCTTGAAAGCTCTTGAAGAAGCTGAAGTACAAAAGCGGCAGGTAGAACTGCGTAAGCGAGCTGAAGCTGACCTTCCTCACTTTGATCAAGAAGTTGCTATGCAACTCTTAGATGTAATCAAGGGTGAAGAAAAAGTATTGGAAGCATTAAAGGGCGCTGACGCTGCCTTTGCTGCTGCAATGGATGAAGTGGGTGAGAAAGCAGTCGATGCTGACATGCTAGACCCTCAATCAAAACTGGATAAGATGGTAGAAGAACACGCTGCAAAGCATGGCGTGAACAAGTACGCTGCCTTTGATGCCGTGGCGAAAACAGCAGAGGGTAAAGCCCTTATCGCCAAAACCTATGAGAAGGATGAGTAATCATGGCTGTACAAGAATCGCGTGACACACGCACATTTATTGCAGGTGAAAACCTAGCAACATCACAATTTAAATTCGTAACACTGGAAGCAGACGGTCAAGTTGACCTAGCTGACGCTGCAGGTGAAAACTGCATCGGTGTAGTACTAAATGACCCTGCATCAGGCGGAGAAGCAACTATTGTTGTCTCAGGTAAAACCGTTGTGCAAGCAGGTGGTACTATCGCAGCAGGAGCATCTATTGCAACTGCAGCAGACGGTCAGGCTGTAACAGCAGCATCTGGTAATGTTATAATGGGCTATGCTTTGGAAGCAGGAGTTGATGGTCAAACTATCGCTGTTGAACTTATCCAGGGCGGTAATGCCGCAGCGTAACCTGTAGAAAGAAGGAACATATATAATGCCTATGCTAACAGCATCGCAGGTGCATATTGATCAACCGTTAACAAACTTGACAGTAGCGTACCTACAATCACAAGATAACTTTATCGCTGATAAGGTTTTCCCTAACGTAGCCGTAGATAAGAAGACAAACAAGTACTACATCTATGACCGTGAGAACTTCTATCGTTCAGAAGTACAAGCTCGCGCTCCACGTACTCGTTCACAACGCATCGGGATGTCACTCTCAACAGCGACATACACATGTGATGTGAGATCATTGTCAACTGACTTCGACTTTGAAACACTAGCTAACGCAGATACAATGCTCGACATTCGTCGTGGCGCATCTGAAATGCTAACACACAACTTGTTAATCGACCGCGAAAAGCGTTGGATGGACACTTTCTTTGGTACAGGTATCTGGACTACAGAATACGCAGGTGTTGCTAACGCTGATAATAATCTCGCTACAGAGGTTACACAGTGGGACGATTACACTAACTCAACCCCAATCGTTGACGTGACTAACGCACGTAGGGCGATGCAGGTTAAGTCTGGTGGCTTTAAGCCAAACAAAATGGTTGTTACTCGTGATGTTCACGATATACTAGTCAACCACCCAGACATCCTTGCTCGCTTGAACGGTGGTGCAACAGTAACAAACACTGCTATCATCACTTCAGCTAAGATCGCAGAGATCTTTGAAGTGTCTGAGTACTTAGTATCTGATGCAATTCAGAACGCTTCTGCGGAAGGTATTGCAGAGTCTCTCGGCTTTGTAGCTACTAAGAAAGCAGCTCTATACTACTGCCCACCATCAGCAGGGTTGATGGTTCCTGCAGCAGGATACAACTTCACATGGAATGAACTAGATAACGCATCTGGTTACGGTATAGACATTCGTGCCTATACAGGAGATTTCCTACGTATCGAAGGTGTTTCTGAGGTATTGGAAGCTAACATGGCTTACGACCAAAAGGTTGTTGGTCCAGACCTAGGTGTTTTCTTTAACACCGTCTTATCATAAGGAGTAGGTGAATGTCCCGACCACCATTTCAATATGATAAGCCTATCTTCGTAAGGAATCCTATGGGGTTGCTAATGAATGGTAAGCGTTATGAAAAGGGTGACCTTGTTCCTTGGAAGGAGCGAGGTCTACCTCTCAAGAACATAGAACGTATGTATAATGAGCATCACCTTCACCATAACGAAGATATGGAAAAAACAATATTAGCTCCTAATATCGGAGATGGACTAGACGAGATGACTTCAGAACAACTGAACATTCTCGTCAAGTCTATCAATGAAAAGGTAAAAGCTAAGACTTCAGATGGGGCCGAATATGACCGTAAGAAATGTCGCGTGTCTAAAGTAAAAGATAAGCAGGCAGGTCTAGTTCGATCTTGGCGTAGAAACTATGGTGATCTAGAGGTAGATTAATGGCTTGGAGTTACGAAGAGACTGACCTTACAACGGATACTGATACTGGTAGACTCAATTCTGTACGCTTACTTGTAGGTGATACGGATGAGCTTGATCAGCTTGTACAAGATGAAGAGGTACTCTTCGGTCTAGCTCAAGTTAATAATAATATCTACTTTGCGGCATCATTTGCGGCTGATGCTATATCAGCTAAGTTTACTCGCAGAGTCACTACAAAGATTGATGGAGCCTTGTCAGCGAATTATAGCGAGTTAGCTAAACGCTACAAGACTCTATCACAAGACCTTAAAGAACAAGGTCAGAGATACTCTATGACTTCTACAAGTTTTAGGGCAGGGGGTATTTCTAAGACAGAAATGAAGACTAATCAATCACTTACAGATCGTCCACCTACAGCATTTGCAAGAGGCCAATTCGATAGCACAACTAATGATAATCAGTACATTCGGGATAATGACTAATGGCCTTCAGAGCATACGACCTCTTAAAACTCGTAGAGGAGCATGGAGAGACACTTACTCTGCATAAAAAAGAATATGCTGCTTATGATCCCAACACTTCATCTGCAGGTGCTACTACTACGACAGACACTACCATAACTGGTTACTTCTATAACTACGAGATGCAGTTAGCTGACATCAGTAACATAGAACGTGGTATGCGAAAGTGTATTATTGCTGCACTGGGTTTAGCGGTTGTACCAGATACTGAGGATGAGATATCTGGCAACGGTAATAAAGTACACATAACTAACATAGTTACTATGTATTCTGGCGGTCAGACCTTATGCTATATCTGTGATGTGAGAGAATAATGCAGGTTACAGTTAATAAATCTAAGATAAACCAAAAGTCTAAGAGATTAGAACAAGCTGCAGAAAGACGCGTACAAGACGCTTTTGAGACAGCTATTGATTATCTAGCTACTGAAGTACCTGTAGATACAGGAGCATACGCTAATTCCATGCACCTTAACGTAAGAGGTGATAATTCTGGACACGGTGAAACATCCAAAAGAAAAGAGAGAGGTGTAAGTCCCAATAGTGTATTGAATGAAATGGAGAGTAGACTTAGGGGTAAGTTAGAAACCCTAGATCTTTTAGACGGTGGTACTTTTGTAAATAACGCTCCTCATGCTCGTATTGTGGAAACAAAAGTTAGGGGCATTTTTGCAGAGCTTAGAGATATTCTTGGTAGTAGGTATGGAAGAGCATGAGCAGTATATATCACCACATACGTAGGGCGTTAGAAGTTAAGCTAAACGATGCAAGTATAGCTGATATAGCTTATGAGAATGTAACTTACTCACCTGAGACTGGTACTAGTTTTCTACAACCAGTCTTTACCCCGACAATCCGTAGACCTTCCGTAATGGGTACTGGCCCTCAGCAGATATATCAAGGACTATTTAGAGTCCTATGTCATGCTGCCGAAGGTACTGGACCTAATGCGGCTGATGGGTTAGCTAACACTGTAATAGAGCTGTTTGAAGCAGCTACAGACGTTAGCTACAACACGGGTTCAGAAACTTTACTGGTATCTATAGACTATGCAGAACGATCTGTAGGTCTTCTAGATACTCCTTGGTACATCGTGCCAGTTAATATCGGTTGGCACATATTTAAATAGGAGAATATAAATGGCCTTTGCACAGGGTTCACGTTCCTCATTATCTTTCAAGTCTGAAAGTGCTTTTGGCACAACGCCATCAGGGAACTTCCAAAACTTACCTTTTAGTACACACTCTATCAACTTGTCTAAAGACAGAGTTGAAGGTACTGACATTCAAGCTGACCGTATGGTACAGGTAGACCGTCATGGTAACAAAATTACAGGCGGTGATATCGCAGTTGACTTAAGACATACTGAGTTTGATACACTTATGCAGTCTGCTCTATTGGCAGACAGTGACTTTACTACAGGATTTCTTGCAGGAGATGGCAGTACAACAGTTACTCACGGAGCTATAGCAGGTACTACACCTGGTTTCTTTTCGCTAGAGGATTACGCTGCAGACATTGATCAAGCTAGATTGTTTACAGGTTGCACTGTAGACACTATGTCAGTCTCTATTGCTCCAAACCAGATGGTTAGTACAACCTTTGGTATTGTAGGTAAAGATATGTCAGTGTCAGCAACACAAAAGACACAAACTGCTTCAGCAGGTAATGCACCTTTTGACTCATACTCTGGTAATATTAAATTAGGTAACGTAGGATCACTAGGTTCTGCTCTATCATTAATTACTGCAGTTGATTTTACTATCACTAACAACTTTGCACCTACCCTTGTTATAGGTTCTAGCTCTGCTGCTGCTCTAGAATACGGAATGATTTCTGTAGAGGGTACAGTAAGCGCCTACTTCGAGGACGCTGTACTCCTTAACAGGTTCATCAACGAAACAGAATCTGCATTAGAAGTGTCAGTTGGCGATGGTACAAATACACTAACCTTCTTATTCCCACGCATCAAGATTAACTCTGCTGATGTGGGAGTGGATAGCCCAACTTCTCGTATCGTTAACATGTCTTTTGTAGGACTAAAAGATGTCTCTGACCTCTCAAGTTCTGGAACAGATGCAAACACTGTTATTAAGATTAAGAAGTCTGGTGCATAAGAATCCCTAGCTAGGGCGAGGGAAGTGGTTGTCGGGTGCCGCTTCCCTCATTTACATAACCCGATACTCGAAAGGAACTCGACATGGATCTAATGGATTTAAAACCCAAGTCCGACTTGGTTGAAGTTATGCTACTTCACCCCAATACACTAGAGACTATCTTTAACGACGACAAATCAGAGATGACTATTTCCATCGCAGCCCAACACTCTAGAGAGTATAAGGAAGCAATCTACGAACAACAAGATCGTCGTATTAAAGCTATGCAATCTAAAGGTAAGACCACCACAGTGTCTGCTTCTGATATAGAAAAAGATGCTATAGACTTACTTGCCAAGATAACAAAGAGTTGGGACATCACGTATGGTGGAGAAAAACCTAAACTTACGTTAAGCAAAGCTAAAGAAGTCTACTCAGAAGTGTTCTGGTTAAGAAACCAAGTTGAGGAGGCTTTACTTGATAGTGTGGATTTTATGAAGGCCTGATTGAGTCTTTACTAGAATATGCAGAACATGAGTTCTCATTAAGTAAGACCGATCAGAACGGAATCACCGCTAGAGAACATCTAGAAATAGTAGAAAGGCAGACTGGTAAGACACCGCAGGGATTAGAAAGAGCTCAATTTCCCACGTTGGTATCTCACATATGGTCTGCCTTTGTTGCTTTAAACAGGTCTCGCTCCGTAGGTTTTAGTGGCCCTAATCCAATCTCTTATCAAGATATAAAAGCGTGGTTAGATGTGACTAACCAATCTCTCTCGTCTAGAGACATCGAATCTATCTTAAAGTTAGACGAACAATTCTTAAGGAATCAACATGGCTGACATCATTTTAGACATCGAGGTTAAAGGTGACGCAAAGTTACGAGCTGCTGCCGATACTCTAAAACGTACAGGGTCTGTTAGTAGAAAATTAGCGGCAGAGTTCTCTGGTACTGCCTCTGCAAATATGCGTCTAGTAAAAGAGACTCGTAGACTTGAAGGAGTGCAGAAGACTCTTAATAAAGCTGTTGCTGACGGAGTTATTAAGCGAAATAAAGCTACTCGTGTTATAAATGAGGAGATAAGGAAATCTAAAGAAAAGATCCTTACTGACAGAACAATTATAGCACAAGAGCAGAGAAAAGCTAAATCCGCTGAAAGGGATCGTAAAGAACTTATAAGACTAACTAAAGCTTATGCTCCTGCCAAGTTTGCAGGACAAGCATATAAGCTAAAAATAAAAGAGATATCTGATGCTCACAGATTAGGAGCTATAACCTCAGAAGAAATGGCAGAAGCCCTATCTACAGTAGAAAGGGAGTTTGATCAATTTACTCAAGGTGTAGCTACTGGTGGTAATCAGTTTGCTAAGTTTAATGTAGAGGCTTATAAAAGCGCTCAAACCCTTAAACGCCGATTTAATACTGGTTTACAACAAGCAGGTTTTCAGATTGGTGACTTTGCTGTACAGATGCAATCAGGTACAAATGTAGCTGTTGCTTTTGGTCAACAGATGTCTCAGTTGTTAGGTGTCTTTGGTGCTACAGGTGCTATCGCAGGTGCAGGTGTAGCTATTGCCACAGCTTTTATAGCACCGCTTATACAAGGTAGAGATGAAGCTAAGAACTTAAAGAAAGAGTTCGAGAACATAATTACCTCTTTAGAGTCTAATAAAGATAAAACAGCATCACTAATAAAAGACGGTTATGCAGGACCACTAGAAGCAGCTCGTCGTACTGCTTTAGAGGTTCTTGAAACCTTCAGAAAGATAGATCAAGAGAGGTCTAGACAAGCTTTTGCAGGTTCTGCCTTAGAGTTAAGCAGTACTATAGAAACTGCTATGACCGGTGCTAGGTTAAAAGCTAGAGGTGGCGTTCTTGTTCCTGGGACTAATAAAATTGTTGGTGAGGGATCTAGTAAAAGCAGTGTGCTTGGTAGAAGTAGAGGTACTGAACAAGAACAAAAGATAGCCGAAGGTCTTATAAGAGATTTAAATGAGTTACAACTTCTTATATTACAAGCTTCAAAAGGTCCAGTAGACGGTCTAGCTCAAAGGGCTGTAGATTTATTTAAGGCGGTTAAGAATAACGAGGCCGCTACCACAGCGGTTGTTGAGCAGTTTAAAGATATACTTGATAGCAGTGGCTTAATGGCACAAGCTCAAAGAGAGATTACTGCAGAGCAAGAGAAACAAACTGAGATAGCACAGAAATCTGCAGCCGCAGCCCAAGTGTCCGTACAAGCAGCTAAAGACAATCATGCAGCTATGGTTAGGGCAAATAACATACGTGTTAATCTTGCCATAAGACTTGCTAAGTTAAACGAAGACGGAAACATAGCTGAATCTATAGCTATCTATAAAGAACGTGTTAAAGCAGAACAGCTCTTTACTAGGACATACTTAAAGAATGCTGAAAATAGATATAAAGCCGAAAAGAAAGTATACGATAATTCCTTAAATACTGCAGCTCAGATTTATAAGGATCGTCTTAATAAAGAAGAGAAAGACGCAAAGGAATATCTAAAGTCTCACGAAAAAAGATATAAGATAGAAAAGAAAATATACGATCTTCAGCTAGCAGACGCTGTAGGGATGTATAAAGCAAGAATGAAAGCTGAGGAAAAGGAAACTAAAGAGTCCTACGAGAGACGAGCAGCTTTTGCAAAGAGTCAAGAGGTAAGAAATAAAGCTTCTATGATGGCAGGTCCGTTATTCATAGATATGGGTATGTTAAGTGATGCGGCTAAAACAAGGCAGAGCAGACTTGATGACGACGCAAAGATATTTCAACAGGTAGAAGATTACATAGACACTCTAGAAAACAGGTTGTCTAAAGAGAGGCAGTTAAAAACTTTTGGTGAGGACGAGCTTCAGCTACAATCAGCTCTCATAGATGCTAGACAGAAGTACGGTGCTACAGCTAGTAAATCACAGATGGAACTTATAGAGAACACTATAAAATTAATTGAGTTAGAGAGAGTGCAGAAGGAAACTCTTGAGGAAGCTCAGAAGACACAAGAACGAGTGTCAGAATCCTTGGGCAGCTCTTTAGAAGCTGCTATGATGTCTATAGTAGATGGTACTGCTAGTGTAAAAGACGCATTTAAAGAAATGGCTGCAGCAGTCATAAAAGACCTATATAGAATACTGGTTGTTGAACAGTTGGTGGCAAGCTTTAAGGTGGCAACTGGTCCTTTTGCTGCCGCTATGGGAGGTCTTAATGCTAACGGCAATGCCTTTAGTGGTGGTCAGCGTATTACAGCTTATGCTAATGGTGGTGTAGTCGGTGGACCTACTTATTTTCCCATGAGGGGTAATCGAGTAGGTCTAATGGGAGAAGCAGGACCAGAGGCTATTATGCCATTGTCTAGAGGTAAAGACGGTAAGTTAGGTGTACAATCTTCTGGTCAAGCCGTGACTGTAAATCAAAACATAAACATTTCCACTGGAGTCCAACAGACAGTCAGGACT